ATTGGTAACACACTCAATGTTCGTAGACCAGGCCGTTTCATCGGCACTACTGGCCCTGCACTGAATGTTGAGGACTTTAACGAGACTTCTGTTCCCGTTACCTTGTCAACTCAGTTCCATGTGGACACACAATTCACCACATCCGATTTAACATTATCTTTGGATATGTTCTCTGATCGTGTTTTGAAGCCCGCTGTTGCTGCTGTCGCCAACAAAATTGACTTTGATGGTTTGACAATGGCTAAGAACGCAACTGCCAACATCGTTGGTACTGCTGGTACACCTCCCACATCCTTGCTCACCTATTTGACCGCTGGTGCTTACTTGGATGCTGAAGGCGCACCCCGTGATGGTCGTCGTTCATGTATTGTTGAGCCTTTCACTGGCGCAACCATTGTGGACAGCTTGAAGGGTTTGTTTGTTCCATCCGATGTGATTGGCAAGCAATACCAAAAAGGCATGATGGGCCGTGACTCTGCTGGCATGAACTGGAAAATGGATCAGAACATTGTGAACCAAACATTTGGTTCATACTCAACTGCTACATTGTCTTGCGCTACCACAACCGCCACTGGCTTCTTGTCAACTGGTTGGGCACAAACATCGACTATCGCATTGACTGCTGCAACCGCAACCGCTGGTTTGAAGCAAGGCGATGTGATTCAGATCGCTGGCATTTACGCTGTTAACCCACAGAATCGTTCTGCTTACGGCTCTGGCAAACTGCGTAACTTTGTTGTGACTGCTGATGTGACTGTTGCCACTTCTGGCACTACTGCCGTGACTGTCAGCCCCGCTGTCATCACTGGTGGTCAGTTCCAAAACACAACTGTGACTTCTACAAGCGCAACCGCTGTTGTGACTCCTTTCAACAACACTGGCACTGTGTCTCCCCAAAACATCGTTATGCACAAAAATGCATTTACGCTGGCTACGGCTGACCTGGAATTGCCAGACGGAGTGGTCTTTGCTGGTCGTGCAAGCGACAAAGAATTGGGCCTTTCTCTCCGTGTGATTAGGCAATATACAATCAACAATGACAGTATTCCAACTCGTGTGGATGTCTTGTATGGTTGGGCCCCTCTGTACCCCGAACTCGCTTGCCGAGTTGCGGCTTAATTAACTAAGGAAGGAAACGCATCATGGCTAATCCAGGCGCAGCAACCACAGTAAGTAACCACCCGATTCAGTTGTCTAGCAACCAAGCAATTCGCTTGATCGGCTCTGCTCAGTCAGTCAACCTTAACGCTGTAGGCGACACAACCGCACCAATCTTGGTGTCTGGTCGTGTTAGCGTGGCTTATGTTTTGGTTACTAACGCAAGCGTCAGCTTGACTACCGCACAAGTGGCTGTTTACACAGCCCCTAGCGCTGGTGGTACAGCCGTGTTGTCAGCAACAGCCTTAACTGGTGCTACAACTGCCGCTAAAGTGGTAAACACAGCCGCATCTTCAACAGATGCAATCACAGGCGCAAATCTGTATATTCGTAACACCACTGCACAGGGCGCAGCCGCCACAGCAGATGTGTTCATTTACGGCTATGACCTGACATTCTTGCCATAAAAATGGCTTGAAATAATTGAAAAGGCTGCCCTCAAAAGGGGTGGCTTTTTCTTTTTTAGAACATATAATTTAATGAACTGAAAGGCATTGGTATGTCAAATTACTCACAGATTTCCGCTACCACTTTGGTAAAGAATCAGCCTGGCAAACTTAAAGGCATTTTTTGCACAAGCGCCACTAGCTCACCCACAGTCACTGTGTACGATGCCCAAACCCCTGACACAACTGTCAAAATCATTGACACTTACACAATGTCAGCGGCACAAAACATCAACTTCTTTGATGGCATAAATTGTGAAAACGGCTTGTATGTCGTGATTAGCGGCACTGCAAGCGTAACTGTTTACTTTGAATAATGTCTAACAGCGCGGCTGTCACTCAGACAACCAACATTGTCCCTGTTCAGGGCGTTTTTGCCCCTGAGCCTACCTTTGCCCTCCAATACTTTGTTGGGCCAGCGGGAACGCCTTTCTATGGCCCTGCAAACGCCACTTTTACAAGCATTACGACTGTAACTGGCACGATCACCACAACCCCATCTGCCGACACTGACATTGCCAACAAAGGTTATGTGGATTCGGTTGCCCAAGGTCTTGATGTCAAGGCATCGTGCGTTTATTCCACAACGGCAAACATTACCTTGTCGGGTCTTGGCACTCAAAGCGGTGGCGATTGGGCATCAAGTCTGAGTGCGGGTGATCGGATTCTGGTCAAGAATCAGTCAAGCAGCCAATTTAACGGCATTTATGTGGCATCTAGCACCACATGGGCAAGATCAGCAGACATGAATGTTTGGGCTGAAGTGCCATCAGCGTTCACTTTTATTGAATCAGGGACAACCCTAGCTGATACAGGATGGGTTTGCACATCCAATCAAGGCGGCACAATCGATGTAACACCGATCACTTGGTCACAATTTTCGGGTGCGGGTTCTTATTTAGCGGGAACAGGGTTAACCCTTACAGGCAACACTTTCAGCATCACCAACACAGGCGTTACAGCCGCTGCTTATGGTTCTGCTTCTCAAGTTGGGACTTTTACTGTCAATGCACAAGGCCAATTAACTTTGGCGGGTAGCACAAACATTGCAATTGCCGCCACTCAAATCACTAGCGGCACGATTGACACTGCCCGTATATCAGGATCATATACAGGCATCACAGGCGTTGGGACACTCACCAATCTGAGTGTGACCAACACGATCACAGGATCAATTTCAGGTAATGCGGCAACTGCAACATCTGCAACAAATCTTGCAAATGGAACTGTTGGTGCAATTCCTTATCAAACTGGCTCTAGCGCAACCGCATTTTTGAGTGCTGGCACAAACGGACAAGTGTTGACCTTGGCATCGGGTATTCCCTCATGGGCAACTCCGACCACAGGAACTGTGACTTCTGTTGCCCAAACCTTTACGGGTGGCATCATTTCTGTTGGCGGCTCACCCATCACAACTTCAGGCACATTGGCTCTGACTGTGGCGGGAACTAGCGGTGGTATTCCTTACTTCACAAGCGCATCGGCATGGGCATCTTCTGCGGCTTTGGCGGCAAATGCTTTGATGGTTGGTGGCGGTGCGGGATTAGCCCCTAGCACGATTACAACAGGCACAGGGGTAGTGACAGCCTTGGGCGTGAATACAGGCTCTAGCGGGGCTTTTGTGGTCAATGGTGGGGCTTTGGGTACACCATCAAGCGGAACAGTTACCAATCTGACAGGAACTGCCTCAATCAACATCAACGGCACTGTTGGCGCAACCACTCCGACAACAGGAAAGTTCACCACAATTGATTTCAGCAGCACTTTGGCGGTATCAGGTGCAACGGGTTCTGCGGGTCAAGTTCTAACTTCTAATGGCTCAAGCGCACCGACTTGGACAACCCCGACCGCCTATGCGACTGTGACCGATGACACCACCACAAATGCGGTGCGTTATCCACTGTTTGCAAATCAGACCACAGGCAACCTGACAACCGAATATGTGAGTTCTACCAAGCTGAACTACAACCCAAGTTCAGGATTGCTCACAGCAACGGGCTTTAGCGGCTCTGGTGCGAGTTTGACAAGCCTCCCTGCGGGTCAACTATCAGGAACGATTCCAAGCGGTGTATTGGGCAATTCAAACCTTTATGTTGGCACGACTTCCATTGCTTTGAATCGGTCAAGTAGCGCACAGTCTTTAACAGGCGTGAACATTGATGGGTCAGCGGGTTCTGCAACGACTGCGGGAACGGCAACAAATGCCACAAATGTGGCAATTACTGATGATACGACCACAGCCTCAGATATGTATATTTCTTGGGTTACTGCTAGTACAGGAAATTTGCCTAACAAGGTATCATCGACTAAACTCAAATTTAATCCATCCACAGGCGTTTTGACCGCAACTGGTGGCGTTCTTGGAGGCACATTCTGATGTGGAAAATACTAGAAATTCAAGCCAATGGCGATCTGATCACAGGCGCTAGGTATTTCTGCGCTAAAAACGGGGTTGACACAGAAGGTTGGTGGCAGTTTGCCGAGCCTGTCTTGAACACTCCATTTGCCGATGTGACCGAGGAAATGGTTATTGGTTGGGTTACAAAAGACATTGGCGCACAAGTTGAGGCAAGGCTTGATGAGCAAGCGGCAGTCACTCAAAAAACTGTGGTTGCCCCTTGGTTGCCCCAAGTCTTTACACCGAGCATCTAAATGGCACAAGCTGGCTTTACCCCCATCCAACTGTACTTTAGCAGTACAACCACCAATGTTCCTTTGGCGGCTAATCTTACCAATGGTGAGTTGGCAATCAACACGGCTGATGGCGTTCTGTTTTACAAAGATTCGGGCGGCACAGTACGCACCTTGGCAAAGGTTAATTCTGCCCCTGTAACGGCAACGGCAGACTACACAGTCACGGCAACCGATGTTTGGGTGATCAACAATAAAACAGGATCAAGTCTGACTGTGACTTTGCCAACGCCAAGCACAAACACGGGGCGAGTTTTGACCATTCAGAACTATCAAGCGCAGACTGTTATTTCAGCGTCTAGCAATGTTGTTTCTCAAGGTGGCGGTGCGGCTGGTACTGCAATTCTTGCCGCTAGTGTTGGTGATTCAGCGGTCTTGGTATCAAATGGAACAAATTGGGTAATGATGCAATATGCTTCTTACAACAATCTGTTGTTAGAGTAAGGAAAAAAAATGGCTGTTAATTTATCCCCTGTTGGTGGCGTAGCTTCACAATTCTTTGACAACGATGGAAATGTTCTGTCGGGTGGCAAGATTTACACCTACACCGCTGGCACTTCCACACCCGCCACAACTTACACAACTTCTGCGGGTTCTATTGCTCATTCCAATCCAATTATTTTGGATTCTGCGGGGCGTGTGCCAGGCGGTGAGATTTGGTTAACTGCAAATATAAACTTCAAGTTTGTTTTAAAAACTAGCGGTGATGTTTTAATTGGCACTTACGACAATGTTGCATCTTCGCCATATACAGATGCGTCTTTGGTAACTTATACACCCGCTGGCGCTAACGCTGTAACAACCACAGTACAAGCTAAATTGCGTGAATCTGTCAGTGTTATGGATTTTGGCGCAAGTCCATCAAATACTTCTGCACAAAATACTACGGCATTTCAAAATGCGCTAAATGCACATGACACCATCTATGTTCCTGATGGAACATATTTGTGCGGTGCGTTAACTTTTAACGCTGGAAATGTTTTGTCGGGTGAATCAAGACAAAACACTATTCTTACTTACACAGGATCAACTAGCTTTATTACGGGCGGTGCTGATCTGAATCGAGTAGGACTAGAAAACATAAGTATCACAGCATCAGGCTCTCCTACTGGGTATGGTGTATTTTTTGACCTAAGTACAGTACGCCAACCAAGATTCGTTAACATTGCTGTTACTGGTTTTAAATCTGCTATTAGGATTGATGATGCACTGAATGGCTGGGTTGAACAGGTCTATCTTGGTGGTCAAGGCCCAAGTGTTGCTAATGGCGTTGGTTTGCAATTTGGTGAAAGCCCATCACAATCAGGCACTACATGGCAAGTAAACAATGTTTATATTGTTAATTTTCAAATTGGCGTTAAAACATGGGCTACTGCGTCCATGTTCAATACTTTAATTATTGAACTTTGCAGTATTGGCTTCTATTCAAGCACTTCATCCACTGTTATTTCACCTTGGTTTGATTCAGTAACAACTGAATTTTCGCTGTTTTTAAACGGCATTTGTATCATTGGCCCAAGATGGTATAACAACACACCGCAAATAAGTGTTGATAGCACAACAACATTATCAAGAACAACTATTATTCCCGCATCAGGCGATGTAAACCCTAGTTTAGCGCCCTCATGGAGACTTGGATATTTTAATATTTGGCGAGATGGCGCATTGCAGCATGACTATCTTATGACGGGTGCATCTGCAAATTACAATTTTTCAATTCGACCAACCACAGATTACACACACGCAATTGAGCGTAAAACTACAGCTTCAAATGGGTATAACTTTACGCTTCAAGCTGGTGGTGTAAAGTCTGGCGAAACAAATACAAATGGCGGAACTTTGTTGTTGTCAGGCGGCATTGCTACTGGTTCTGGCAATTCGTCTGTTGAAATTTACACCGCAACGCCTGGCGCATCAGGCGCAACAGATTTAATTCCAACTCGAAAATGGTTATTTGGTGGTGAAGGTAAGTTTTACCCAAATGCTGATGGAACTTATGATATTGGTAATACAACCAATAGAGTTCAAAGAGTTTATGCAAAACAAGGTTTTGTGGTGACTACTCCAGACGGAACAAAAAACTATTTGATCGCTGTTGACAATTCTGGCGGTTTAACAACAACTCTTATTTAATAAAAATGGCTAATACAAAAATATCTGCATTAACTGGTGCTACCACCCCGTTAGCTGGTACTGAGGTATTGCCTATCGTGCAGAGCAGTACAACAAAAAATGTATCTGTTACTAACTTGACCGCTGGTCGATCTGTGTCTGCAACAAACTTCATTCCATCTGGCTCTACTGTGCCTACAAATGGTTTGTATTTACCCGCTGCCAATGCTGTGGGTATAGCCACTAACACCACAAACGCAGTCTATATTGACTCATCAC